ATACTTAATAACTTGCAAAAAATAATAAACAATTAGATATGGCAAAATTAAAATCGTTCGAACAGTTTGTTGCTGAAATGGACAGAACTGAAGAAATCGAACAAGATGTAGTTGACGCTGGTACAGCCGATAATATGGAAGCTGAAGAGGCTGAAGCAGAAGCTGAAGAAGTTCAAGCTGAAGAAGTTGAAGAAGCTGGCGAAACAGGTGTTCCTGCTGAAGAATTAGAAGATGAAACCGAAGACGTTACTGAACCAACCGTTGATGCAGACGGTGAAGAAGTTGACAGTGAAGTTGAAGACGTTGAAAAAGAATTAGATTTAGAAGGCGAAGGCGATGCTGAAGGTGAAGAAATCACTGAAGCTGAGGAAGCTGAAGTTTCTGAAGAAGAAGCTGAAGAAACCGAAGAAGTAAACGCTGAAGAATCTAATCCAACCGTTTCTGAAATGCTTAAAGAAGTTTATGAAATGGTTAAGAATGAAGCTAAAGTTTGGGAGGAAGATGCACATGACGAACATACCGTAGAATCATACATGAAAGAAAATGCAGCTTTAGTTGCTGCATTATCTGCCAATACTCTTAAAGAAATGAAAGAGGAGTTCTCAGTAGAGGCTTATGAGGCAGCTTGTAATGAAATGATTGAAGCATATACAAAGAAAATTAATGAAATGAAAGAGGTCGATTCTGTATCTGATGCAGAAGACGCAGCTGAATAATAATTCGTTACAATCTTTACCCCTCCATGGATAGTCTCCATGGATTAATGCCCAGAGTAATCTGGGCATTTCTTTTTTAAACAAATCCTTAAAACGATATATAAATAGTATTATATTATAATATTATGCCAAGAATTCCTATTGAAGTAATTTATATGCAAACTGCATATCAATTCGCTAAATTGAGTTACGCTAATCGTAGAAAGGTTGGATGTGTAATCGTTAAAGATAAACAGTTAATTTCATTTGGATATAATGGAATGCCACATGGTTTTGAAAATTCATGTGAAACTGATCAAATCAGATACTATGAAAATCCGGACCATGCAGAAATTCTAGTTGAAAAAGGATATGAATGTAATAATGGATGTTGTTCTAAAGAAGTTACAAAACCTGAAGTTCTTCATGCAGAATCAAATGCTATTATGAAAGTTGCTAAATCAACGATGAGTTGTGAAGGCGCTGAATTGTATACCACAACATGTCCATGTTTTGATTGTGCTAAGTTGATTATTCAAGCAGGAATCAAAAAGGTGTACTTCTGTGAAGATTACCGAGATATGAGCGGCGTTGCTTTATTGGAGACTGCTAACATTGAAATTGAACAAGTAAACGTGTGGAATGAGTTTTAATAAATTATTTGTACCCGAGTTAGAATATCTACAAGAGTCATTAAAGAATAATGGAAGTCATCAGTTCTTTAAACAATATGTTAACAAGCGAGATGCGTTTATTGGACCTTCAGAGGCCGTTGAGTTTCTTGATAAATTCATAGAAAGATATGATAAGGCAGTTATTGAATTTTTTGAAATTTAAACAAAATTCAAAAAATTGGTATAAAAAAGAAAACAACTATATAATGACAGACGTGCAAGATAAAGTTAAACAATATCAGTGGATTAAAGGAGATACGTTCGGTAAGATCGTAACAGTTGAATCTGTAGATGGTCAATTTACAAATTTCACCGACGGTTCTAGAATCTTTAATAACGTTATTAGCGAATTCCTACAAGAAGTTACAGATGGTAGAGTTCCATTACCAGGTGCAGATAAGCTTTCACAATTAGTTCAAGGAGATGTTAACTTAACTGAAACTAAAGAGGTTTCTATTCCAAGTAAGGCTAATTCTATTCCAGAACCTGAAGTAACGGTGATGGGCAAAATGATTCAAAAAATGAGTAAGAAGAACGTTGTGAGCGTTCCTATTCAAATTAATCTAAATATCCCTACACCTGCATTACATACTATGTTATCTGAGGGAATGGAAGCCGAAGATCTTAATGAAGAAATTATGGCAGTTGCACTTCAACAAATTAATGTAGAAAATCTACAGAGTTATATTCAAAAAAATATAACGAAATTCCTAGAAGAATATTACAAATAGGAACATTAAATAATACAGATAAATATAAAATAACTATAAATTTATTACAATGGCTAAAGGAACAACAATGTCAAGACGTCAAAGAAGACAGGATTTGAGAAGAGCTAACATGCTTAAGGTTAAAAATATGTTTAGTCGTTTCTCTCCACAGAGAATGGCATGGTACTCTAAAATGGCTCAAGATGGTGCAGCAGCACATGAAGCTCATGTGAAAAGGGTTGAAGATTCTATTGGAGATCAGTTAGAACTTAGACTTAAGGGTAATTATGACGAGGAAACCGGTAAAGGCTTCCATGGTCTTAGAAATACATGGGCAGCACAAGGATATAATGAAGCTGAAGTAAGTATGCTGGAAGAGGCATGGTCTCTTACTGTAATCAAAGATAGAGAAACATATAAAGAAGACAAAAAGAAATCAAGAGATCTTATGAAAAAGGCTGCTGAAAGCAGAGCTAAAAGATCTTAAACCATGCAAGAAATTAGACTCCAACTTGCAGATAATGGTGTAATTAAAACCATTGTCGACGATAACATCAATGGGGCTGGTGAGGTATTTGAATCAACGAATGTATTCGAATTCGGTTCAGTACATAATAAAATAAAGTTCATTGAAGAACTGTGTACTGATGTTGGATTAGAGTTTGGAAATTCAAAATCTAAATTTCAAATTAAGGTTTCATATGATTGGGGAGAACACTATCAACCTACGCCAAATGAGATCAAAGAAAAAATAGATAAACTACAATCTGAAATAAAAAGATTGCAGTCCTAAGTAATGAACGATAATCTAGTAATTGAGTGCATTTGGTACAAATCTAAACGAGACTTCAATAAGTTTATAAAAACTATTGAAGATCCAAGCGCACACGTCATAGATTATTTACTCATCAAAAATAAATTAATTAAAGCGGACCCTTATAACGAAGAGCCACAAGACTCCGTTATAGGGGTCTATATTATTTCAACAATAAAATCTATTTTAGACTTGGAATATAAACAACCTCCAAATACGATTGTTTATTCATTTAAAAATTTAGATTTAGAAACCGTGGCTAATTTTAAAGAATTAATTAATCAGTACACGGATAGAGAACACACTACAATCTTAAATGTGTTGAATATGGACAGAGTTCCAAACAAGAAGATTTTAAACAAATTTGATTTCGTTAAATTTGTAGATCATGATCAAGCATAAATTATTTAGCAAGGGTGAGCACATACATGCGCTTATCTCTAATTCTAGATACTCTAACATTGTATTTCCAGTTAGGGCGATAATTTATGATGTAAAGTTTGATGACACTATGCCAAAGTACCAGATTAGAATTACAAAGTTCTATGATGATATTAATTTCTTAAAGCGATATTTCTTTGATATGAATTTCGATAAGAACTTTGAAGGAGGTTCAACTAAATTCAGATTCAATAGAACTAACTTTAAAACTAAAGAAGATCTTACTAAACATTTAGAAGCAAACTCAGAAACATACTTAATCGTAGTAGATTCTGTCATGTGCGCTAAAACCCATAATCAAATTATGGAATTATATAATAGTATCCAAGATTTTTTAATTGAAAAAGAGATCAAGGAATTATATGAAAAGGCAACCCGATCTTCGTATTCTAAGGGCCAATACTATTATGAATCTAAAGGTGTTTTTGAAGCACACTTAAAAAAGTTCTTAGGTGATCGTGAACCTAAGATAAAAGATTATTACAATAAACTATTATATAGACCGACCGGTCCTGAATACGACAACCTGAAATCATAAAAATTAATCTGAATATATATACTAAATAAATCGATTTATAGTATATGGCATTCACAATTAATGGACCAGGAAATGCATTCATGAAAGTTTCTGACATCGGGCTTAACAAAGCAACCGATGCCATTAATAATTTATTTGATATTGAAAATCCTGACGGTGTTCAAGCTGCTTTAAAAGATCAACTTGGTATTTTAAAAGCCTGGGAGGCTTCAGCGACAAATGACACGGCCGGGGTGAGCGGACAGACTACAACAGATAAAGTAGAATCTAAAGGTAACGTATATTACCAAAATGAAGTAGCTTCTGAGATATTTAAAGTTGGAGATAAAACAATAACCCTAAAGGATAGACCATACTCAGTTTTTAATAAATTTTCATTAGTTAATTATAGAGGTACTCCATTAAGTCCTGAAGGAGCTGGAGATTCAAAGAGCCAGTATTATAATAAAATAGATCAAAATACTTTATCGAATCCAACTGTTAGTAAAATTATTGAAGTTACTTCAGCAGTAGGAGATAATGAAGGTTATAGATATGATTATTCAGACTTTGCAATGGCAAAGTATTTTGGAAAAATTCCAAATAATATGATGATCACTCTTCGTAGATTTGCGTTTCCAGCGCCAGACGATATTGTTTCACCAGTCACTCCAGATAAAGATGGTATAAATCAAAGCACAGCACAGCCAGATATTGCGAGAGCTGTGACCTGGTTAAGCGAAGATACTGGAAATCAAATATCTGAAATTCTTAAATTTAGTACATCATATGAATGGAAAGAAGAAGAAGCTGCTGTACAGACTATGAATTCTGAAAAAGGTAAAAAATCTGGAGTATTTGGCGCAATGATCAATGACAGTGCAATCTTAAGAGCTGGTTTAAACGCGGCACAAGGGGTAGATGCATATCAAGACGCCATAAGAACAGCAAATGGAGGATATGATGCATTTAGTAATACATACCCTAACCATGTATTTGGACCATTAAACGTAATTAAAAACGTTTTAGTTAGACAACAGGGTCTTAAATTTGAGCAAGAATTTACGCTTAAATTTGAATATGAATTGAGAGATCTTGGAGGAGCAAATCCTAAAATATTAATGTTAGATCAGCTTTCTAATATATTGGCTTTAACTTATAGTAATGCTCCTTTTTGGGGAGGTTCCGTAAGGTATGTTGGAGATGGTAGCGTTGCTAGACCACTTGGGGATATTGGTAAATTAAGATCTGGAGATTTTAAAGGATTTTTAGGTTCAGTTATTAGCGACTTTACTGGACAGAACACAGGGAGTCCTATGGATGACTTAATCTCTGGCGCACAAAACTTTATAAGTTCGGGAAACATTGGTAAGTCTTTGAAAAATATACTCGGAGGAGCTGGACTTGAATTATTTAACTCTCCACAAGGTGGACAAGCAGTTAACTCATTATTAACAGGTGATCCAACTGGACAGTGGCACGTAACTATTGGTAATCCATTAAACCCAATTGCAGTAATTGGTAACTTAGCGTGTACTGGAACTTCAATTAATTTTGAAGGTGGCATGGGAGTCCAAGACTTTCCTGAAAAAATGGTTGTCACAGTTACATTAAAGCCAGGCAGACCTAGAGATAAGGCTGAAATTGAATCAATGTTCAACACCGGTCGAGGTAGATTCTACTTACAACCTGATGATACAGCTGACATTAATATTACCAAAGATGTTTCTGCCTATGGAAATAAGGATAAAGAATCTAATGAATATGTAAATACATTTAGAAGAAATTCTAACGGATAATTATGAAATTTAGATCATTAGATAAAAAAAGAATAGAGAATGATAAGCTTAGAATGACTGAGCCTTTTATTCTATTTACGGATAATCAACGAGAATTAGGCGAACATACAGTTTCTTTGGATGAAGTTGCTAGACCTGATTTAATTGCTCTCAAATATTATAAGAACATTGACTTTGTTGAGATTATTTTAAAGTACAATAATATTTCAAATCCATTTTCAATTAATGAAGGAGACGTATTAATTATTCCAGTAAGTGATGATTTATTAGAACAATGGAAACCGGTTAAAAAAGTTGGAGAAGGAAAAACTTCTGAAAAATCTGTTAGAGATCAATTTGTTGATCAGAAAAGATTAACCGTGGTTGATAAAAAGAGAATTGAATACTTACAGAAGAAAGCTTCTGAAAAAGAAAATGGCTCTAAGCAAATTTTACCACCTAACATACTAAAAGAAGGAGATTCTAATATTAGAATTGATAATGATATAATTACAATTTAATTATGGCACTGGAAAGTAAACTTTTAACCAGGTTGGAACCAACTATTCAACTTGATAAATATAAGTTTAAAGCCTTCAGGGAAGAAGAGGGTGGAAGCAACGTGTCTAGAGATAAGGGTATGGAATTTCCATTAATTATCGTTAATAACTATCAATTTCCGCGAGAAGATATTAGATCATTTGAAATTAACGTGGAGGATAAAATTCCAACCATAACAGTAACTGTTGTGGATAATAGATCTCAGTTTGCGGTTGAAACTTTTCCAAGAGATGGAGACGTAATGTCAATTAGAATAGGATCTAAGTCACAAGAAACATATAAAGATATTAGAATAGATTTCGACATAGATAATGTTGAATCACCTCTTAAAAATAATGTTGAAATCGGTGCGGGTGGTGCAAAGTATACGTTTACTGGGAAAATGAAAATTCCAGGACTATACGCAGAAAGATGTAAGTCATATGGTACAGGTACTACAATAGATCACCTAGAAAGTATTGCAACCGATTTAAAACTAGGATTAGCAACCAATGTTGATGTAACTAATGATAGTATGAATTTATTTGTTCCTTACGATAGTATGATTGACACGATTGATGACCTAGTAAAACACTCTTATATCAGTGACGAAAGCTTTCAAACATTTTGTATTGACCCTTATTATTACATCAACTATGTTGATTTGAATTCTATACTTAATACTACTAATGAATTTGAAGATGTTCTAATGTCAACTAATATCGATTTAAACGATATTTTACCTGTTAAAGATGAAACTAATAATATGGAAACTAAATTAGTTCTTTCATCACATGAAACCTTTGAAGGTTCAAATATGCACATTAAAAGATATGCATTAAAAAATAATAGTGGAAGAAAGGTAAAGAGTAATGGATATAAAAGAACTCTTCAGTTTTTTGAAAATGATTCAGAAAATGGACTGGTTAGCTTCGACATTGAAGCTTTAACATCAACCAATTTAAAAGATATTGAAGCTCCCCTTAAGGGTCGTCAAGATGAAGAGAGATACAAGGAAGAGGTTAAATATAAATATGTTGGGCGTAGAGACAGTGATCCAGATACATCTAATACACATTTAAACTATACTTTTGCTGCATTACATAATACACAAAACTTAGAAGAACTGGATAAGCTTCAACTTGAGGTTGAATTATCTTCTTTTAATCCGGCGATTCACATGTTTCAGAAAATACCAGTTATGATTTTCCATAGAACACAAAATACAATTACAGCAGATTCGGTAGTAAAAAATGCCAAAAAAGAAAAAGATTTTACTACGAGTGAAACCGGTGGACCAACGTCTGAAGAACCTACTACTACTGGGGCGATTGACGAATTTTTAAGTGGATATTATATTGTTGGTAAAATGAGATATACTTATAAAGCAAGTGAAGGAATTGTAAAGCAACATTTGACTCTATTAAGAAGGGAGTGGCCAGGTAGAGTAAATAATATGGGATAAATAATATATGTCAGACTTTAAGAACATACAAGATTTTAGAAAGAGCAAAACGTCGAAATTCAAATTCCAGGATCCGACGTATTTGTCGTTCGTCATGTTATTTGATTTTACAGACTCTATAAACTCGCCGTTTTTATCTGAACCAGCTGAATCTTTTTTAGCTAAATTATCTAATGGCGGTGCAGAATCAGATTATTATGCAGAAAAACTAGAAGCTCTTCAAAATTTTAAGAAAGCTTTAAAGACCATTAATAATGAAATGCCATGGTATTGGCAAGGAATTGCAGGTCTAGAAAAGATTCAACAATGGGATCCAACTAAACCATATATTGGTGGAGATGAAGCAACTCTTACAATTTCAACGTTAGAGTCAATTAATTTACCAATTGCAGGTTTAATGCACCTATATCGTAAAGCTACATTCGACGAAAGAAAGTGGACATGGGTATTACCAGCAAACTTACGTAAATTTAGAATGTATGTATATGTTACCGAGGTAAGAACCATTCAAAATATGCCAAGTTTATCATTTACTGGGGTTAGCGATAAAAACTCAGAGATATCTGGTCAAAGCGCTAGACCTTATTTTATGTTTGGTTTAAAATTTTGTGAATTTGATATGAAATCAGGTACAGGTTCTTTTTCAGATTTAAAGAAATCCCCAGAAGGGGCAGCTGAAGGAGAAATAGTTATATCATATGAAGCCATTGATAAAATTGAAGCAAGAGCCCTAAATGGAATTGTAGAAAGTAAATATAATACTGATAAGATTTCTCCATCGCCTGACACAGAAGGTAATAGTCCTACTGATCTATTAGGATTTGCAAAGGCACAAGGTTCACAAATACTTAAAGATGCTGCAACACGAGGAGTTACTGACTTAAGAACACAGAGCCTCGATAGGTTAAATGAACTAGAAAGAGATTTAAAAGCTAATACAATAGGTAAAGCAAAGGCAGCTTTAACAAACATATATAGCGATTTTGTTAGAGGAATTGATAATGCTGGAAACCCAGAATCTCAGAGTAGAAATATTGGAGCAGCTATCAATTCTAATATATATGACTTAACTGGCGGAGAACAAACAATTATTGGAGCATTGAATAATGCGGCTGCTGGATCCCTAGGTAATGTATACGAATAATGGCAACTGAAAAAGAACTTGAAAAAGACAATATTAGAGACACTCATTGGTTGGGTGAAATAGTGGATAATAAAGATCCGCGAAATCTTGGACGTTGTAAAGTTAAGGTTTATGGTAAATTTGACCTATTAGAAACTGAATCTATTCCATGGGCTACTCCAATGAATAGAGATCATGTTGGCGCACATTCAATTCCAAGAATTGGAGATATTGTTTCAGTACGTTTTGATAATGGTAACATTTATCATCCAGAATATTGGTTTCAAATTAATCAGAATAAAGAATTAAAAGCTGATATATTAGATTCTTCAGCTGAAGCGCATAATGTGGTATCTTTAGTATATGACGCTGAAAGAAATGTAAGAATATGGTGGAGTCCAGAAGATGGTTTAACTATGGCAACTGGTTCAGGAAAAGATCAAGCACCTGCAATTAGATTTTCAAATGATGGTAAAATATACTTACACTCCGAAAATATATTTATTTCATCTTCAAATAATGACGAAAAAGAACCTGCAGTTAAGGGTCAAACTCTAACAGATTTGTTGAACACCATAATTGATGCGTTAAAAGATCATACTCATGTACCTAACGGTGGGCCAATTTTACCTAATTTTAAAATTGACTTAACATTTCTTAAGAATAAGGTAGATAAAATTAAACAAGTCAAGTAATGGCAGAAGATAAAATCCTTAGCGCAGTTGACGGCAATACTGGAGGAGGTGGAAACGGTGGAAATACTGCAGGAAATGGAAATACTGCAGGAACTGGAAATACTACAGGAACTGGAAATACTTCAAGTAATTCTGGTCCAAGCGTTGCAGGTTTAGATTCTATAATGATAGCTATCACAGCGTATCTTGCAGTAAGTAGTATGGTACCTTCTTATGAAGACGTGGTAGAGATTTATGTAGATAAGAAAATGGGATTTGATAAGTTAGAGGAAAAAGCTATTGCAGCTAACCCAGATGAAGATCCTGCTGAAGTAAAGGCCATGGTTAAGGAAGAGCGTAAAAACATGGTTGAATATTATACTAAAGGAGCCGGTAAAGAAGATCTTGAAAAAAAATATAATGATTTAAAGGTCGCTACTACCAATTCGTTAAAATCAATTAAACAATTGCCGGCCGATGTCGCAAAAGCAATAACGGAATCAGTTATGCCACCTGTGGTTGGGCCAGTTGCTCCTAATCCTGTAAGCGCTGCTCTTAAGGTCTATAATCATTTTGCTAGGATTAAAAGAATTGTAGACACTATTATGGTATCTATGTTAACCATGTTGACTGCTATTAAAATATTAGGTTTAGAAAAAGAACCTTGGGTTGCGCAGATTATTTCACCAGTTGCGGGTCCATTATCTGCTATACAGGGACAACTAGATAAGAAACAAAAAGAAATGGATGAAGCTACTTCAGATGTTGGAGATCAATATAAGGCAGTAGATCCAGATGGAAAAGAAATAACTGGAAATCAAATTGAAGATATTGCTAGAGATAAGTATCAAATGCTAGGAGCTTGGCCATATGACAAGGAAACTAAGAAAAAGGTTAAAAAAATGATCAAAGAAAAGAAACCTTATAATACCGAAATAGACGGTGAATGGGGAGATATTTTTAATGATTATAATAAATGGTTAGTTGACGTTGAAAAAGGAAAAGTTAAAGTTTCTAATGCGTCTGCAATTGGAAATTCAGTCGAAACAGTTATTTCAGGATATTCACTCGGACCTAATGGTCCAAGTAATTAGCGGTAAACAGGTTAAAATATTAGAAGATATATAACTTGTTATATTTTTACACTTATTTATTAACACTTAATTAAACAAACAAATGTCACAAGACGTTAAACAAAAAACAAAAAGAGAGAGAATTTCAACAAATCAAGGAGATCAGGTTGAAGTAATCCAAAAAGGAGAAAGCCAAACTCAACAAAAAGAGGCATATTGGAAAGAGAACGCAAACGTTCCTATGGATGAGTTTGATTGGGATGCCCATCAAGCTGAATGTCCAACAATGTTCAGAAAACCAAACCCTAAAATTAATGCACCGCATGGAGTAAAGGTCTTTTCCAGAGAACCTTATGCTCAAGACATGTTAAATCTTCTTATGGGCTTTGAAGCTGCTAAGCCAGCTCAAATGGAAGTCACAGAGGGTGGTATTTATACAGGAACGGTTTATAGCATCAATCAAGAATTTGCAGCAATTGACATCGGTTATCGTGAAAACGTATATGTTAATATGCTTAAAGAAGAAGCTGGTGTTAAACCTCTTATCGTTGTAAACAATGAGGTTAAAGTTCAAGTTCTTTCTAAAGGTAACACCAGAGGTTATGTTCTGGGTTCTGTAAGTGCCGGAGTTAAGACGGCTGTGGTATCTGATATTATGTCTTCTATCGAAGGTGGTACAACCGCGTATGTTGGAACTATTTCTGAAATGATTCCAGGCGGAGGTTACATTGTAAATATCCAAGGTGTTGATTGTTTCATGCCAGGTTCACTTGCAGGTATTAACAAGCTCGCAGACTTTGAATCAATTGTAGGTACAGATATGTATGTTGTGCCAGTGAGTTTCTCAACTAAGCGCGGAACTATCGTAGTTTCTCATAGAGAATATTTAAAGGCTATGATTCCAAATAAAGTTGAAGCTCTTAGAGAAAGCCCAGACGGCGAAAGAACTGGTAAAGTTACAGGTTCTGCTAAGTATGGTGTGTTCGTGGAGTTTGATGATTGCTTAACAGGTATGATCCACGTAAATGATCTTACGCCTGAAATGCTGAAAAAACACAAGGCAAGAGAAATTCAACCAGGTGACGATATTAACTTTAGAATTAAAGAAGTTGTTTCAGATACTAAGATTATTCTTACACAGTTAGAAACTGCACCGGTAATTGATCCATGGGAAGGAATTGAACAGCGTATCCAAGTTCCTAGTGAAGTTGTAGGTGTTGTAAAAGCAGTGAAAGACTATGGTATTTTTATTGATGTTGAACCAGGAATTGCAGGTCTACTTCATATTTCTGAAATTCAAGATCTAATTGATACATCTACTATTAAGTCAGGTGATAATATCACAGTACAGGTTACAAGAATAGATTCTGCAACTCGCAAGATCTTCTTAAAAATCTAACATAAAACTTTTTTGAAAAAAGTGAACCCGAGATTTTTTAGTCTCGGGTTTTTTTGTTATATTTATAGAGTAATTAAAAGAAAGAGACAATGGAAAAGACGATGAAACAACAGGAAAAAGAAGCAATCGCAAGAGAATTGTTTGGCGACTTAGTTGACACTTGCGAAAGCTGCGAAAGAGAGTTAGGAGTTTGGACTGAAAACCCATTTGAGGCGGATGTTCGAAACGTAACTGTGATGGAGTTCTTATGTAAAGAGTGTTTTCATGATTTACGAATGGAAGTCTAAAAATAATTGAAAATAATTTAAAAAAAGTTTCCTCGGGTCAAAAATAATTGTTATATTTATATTGTAATTGAAACACTAATCTTATGAATGCTAAACAAATCATTGCCGAAATTCAAAAAGCCAATCTTACTGCTGACGAACTACGTCTCATTAACGGCTTTGTAGTTGATGTTATTAAAGCTGAACGTCGAGTTAACATCGCAGTTGCTAAAGCCAGTCTTGAAGTTGGTATGACTGTTCGTGTTAATCATCCAAAATTGGCTGGTCGCACCTTTGAGTTGACTGAAATCAAACGCACTAAGGCAAGTGTTCGTCCAGCTGGATCAATGTTTGGTGGCTATAATGTTCCACTCAGCTTAGTTGAACAAGCTTAATCATTAGGACCCATAGCTCAATTGGATAGAGCAACGCACTTCTAATGCGTAGGTTACAGGTTCGATTCCTGTTGGGTTCACTAAGTTCTCTTAGCTCAGATGGTTAGAGCAGCTGACTCATAATCAGCGGGTCACAGGTTCAATCCCTGTAGGGAACACATTATACATTTAGGGAGTATCGCATAGTGGCTATTGCAGTTGACTGTAAATCAATCGTCGAAAGACATCGGAGGTTCGAGTCCTTCTACTCCCACAACTACATTTAAATTCTGGCGCAAGCCTGGATTTTTTATATCGTAATAAATCCATATTATCATAATATATTGTGAATATATAAACTACTTAAGTTTAATATTATATTCGCGAATGAACACATTTAACGATTCAGATATACTGAAGAATTGCCTAGTAGGAGTAGAATTTGAATTTTACTCCAATCTTCCTATAGAAGAGACTGCTAAACAACTTGGTGAGTTGCTTAATAAAAAGATTAGGGTTGAAACTAAGGCGCATAGTGATTTTGAAGTTACAGCTGATGAGTTTAAAATTGAACCTGACATGAGCGGTGGAGCCAAATTGATGGAATTAGTTACAGGCGCTCAACCATATTTCGCAGGTCGTTTGATGATTATCAAAGTATGTGATTGGATTCAGAAGAATGGATACACTAATGATAGATCTTCAATTCACTTAAATCTTTCATTTGATAAAAATAAAATAGAAAATAAACACCGAATTTCTAAAATGAACGTGTTAAAATTTATTTTAGATTTTAAAGAAGATCAAGTTTTTAAATTCTTTCCAGGTAGAGAAGATTCAGCGTACGCTAAATCAATCAAATTTATTTTACCAAAAAGTGACACTACATTCTTTGATGGTAAACACATTAATGCACAAAACTTTATTTACCCAGATTCAAAATATTATGGTGTAAACTTTGATAAAAGACATAAAGGATATTTAGAATTCAGATATTTAGGAGGAGCAGATTGGCACAAAAAAACAAGTGTAATTCTACACATGTTAGATCAATTTTTAATGCAACTTTGGAAATCAACCGAGAACTCAAACTTTACAGAATTAAATGCATTAGAATTGAAAAATATTCTATCTAAAAATGCGCGTATCATCGACTCAAGAAAAGATTGGCGAAATATTGAGAAAAACTGGAAGAATATCGAGTTCACGGTTGATTTACAAAAAGATCCACAAATCTTAGATATTTACTGGTCTAATATTAAAGAACGTGTAATGAGATTATTTACACATGGTAGTATTACAAAGGGTCTTATTAATTACGACACAGACACGGGAAGAGTCCAGGTCAAAGATGGTAATTTACCATATTGTGTAGATTTACAGAACTATGATTTTATTTCATCTTACATTAGGGGTGAATTAACATACTGTGATATCTTTAAGAGTGACATAGATGGATCCGATATTAACGAATGTAATTTCTATGATCACTCTCAAATAAGCTCTTCTAAGTTAAAGAATTCATACGTACATGCAAGTTGTCACGCAAGAGACTGTTATGTATATGGTACAGCTGGAGTCTTTAAAGGTAAAATGCAAGGAGGTATTTTCAGAGAAGGTAAATACGATAAGAGTACAGCGAAATTTGATGGCACTGAAATGGTGGTTTATCAAGAAGTATAAAAAATAATAAAAAAGATGAGCAATATTTTTGTAGGAGACGAAACATGGGGATCAGAACCAGTATATAGTTCTGAGTGTTTCAATAATTTTGTTAATGATTTAGCTGACGAGGTTACAGGATCATGTATGATTCCTATGAACCTACCTAAAAAGGAAGTTCAGAACATCGTTAAAAGAGCTAAAAAATGGTTCTATAAAAACTATGAATATTCAGTTAAAGAAAGTTTCGTAGTTTTACCCGTTTCTTTATTTGATTCAGCACATTTTAAAGCTAATAGATCATTTAAATTACCTGAGATGGATCCAACTACTGGTGGTAATGAAATTTATTCAGTTTATGGATGTTTCATGACAGGTTCGAATTGGGGTGGAACAGCAGATATTAACTTTACGAAAGGAGATTTCGCAGTTGAAAGAATGATGATGAATTCCTTGTATAGTGGAACTCAAACTGCAGCAGGAGCTGAAAACTTACAAGCATATGTTATTAATGAAAGTTTTTATGATCTTGCACGTCAAATCATTGAAAACCCAATTGGCTTTCACTATAATCAATTAACACATGAATTAAAGTTTACAGGTGAAACACCGTCTAAAGATGTTATCTTAGAAGTATATGAAACTATTCCAGAATGTGCTCTATTTGAAGATGAAGCATTCTTTAGATATTGTGCAGCTAAAATTAAAGTTTCATTAGGACAAAAACTTTCAATCTTTGGATTTGCTCTACCTGGAAATATTCAAGTTAATGCAGATGCAATCCAAGGACTTGGAGAAGCTGAATTAGAAGCAGTAATTGAAGAAATTAAAGGTGATGAAGGTGTAGACTGGATGATGCATTCTTAAAGAAATATATAACTATATGGAATTTTACGTAAAGAACATAGGAGAACCTCATTTTCAATCTGACAAACTACAACAAGATGATGACTTATCAATGTTGTTAACTCAGATCGAAACTGTTCTTTTTACAAGAAGAGGAGAGGTTTTGGGAAATCCAGATTTTGGATGTAATCTAGAAGATTATGTTTATGAATTTCGTTACAATGATTTCATGTTAAAAAAAGTAATCGATGAACAATTCACAAAATATGTTCCTCTAACAAGAAAATATAAAGTAGAAATTGACGTAGATTTTGCAGAAGAAACTGATCGTCACGCTGTCTTCTTAGACATTACCGTAGATTCTAAAATTCAATTAGGAGTCTACGTATAAAATAGAAATAAAACAAATGGCTGAATTTAAATTTTTAAGCACATCTAGAGTTAAAGTTAACGATATGATCAAGGATACTCGATCATATATTAATCGTTTATATGGTAGAACCAGTGAGTTATTTACAACTGCTTCTCCATTCTCTCAAATCTTAGATGTTTTATCTGAGTTATCTAAACTTATTTTATTCTACGTTGAAGATGCTACCGTAGAACAAAACATCTTAACTGCTCAAAATCCAGAATCAATCTATGGTTTAGCAAGATTAGCTGGTCATGATGCATTTAGAGGAGCTAGTGCAACTGGAGAAATTAAGATCAGACTAAACACTTCTGCAAGTTCTGATATTGCAGGAGATGCAATCAACATACCAGCCAATACTGTTATTCAGTCTAACACAAATGGTTTAAAATATGTTTTAAAAACTAACGCTGATCAATTTAGAATTGAAAAAAGTAATTCAAACTATATTTATATTCCAATTGTTCAAGGAACTATAGAATCCCAAACTGTTACTGCAACTGGTGAAAAACTTCAATCATTTAATATTGCAATTAAGAAACCAGTAGATCATCACCAAATTAAGGTATTAGTTAATAGTAAACTTTGGACTAAGTATGATTCATTGTATGATATGAAAGTTGGTACTGAGGGTTATTTAATTAAAACAGGTATCAGCGGTGGTTTAGATCTTTATTTTGGTAATGAATCTTTTGGAGCTATTCCACCTGCAGGAGCTTCTATCGAGGTAGAATATTTAATTACAGATGGAGCAAAAGGTAATTTAACGGGTTCTAAAGATCTTACATTTAGGTTTAAAACTGCAGGTTACGATTCCCTTGGAAATGAATATGATTTAAATGAAATTTTAGAGAAATCAGTTACAGTTGCACCAAGAATGGGAGCTGACCCCGAGTCAACCGAATTAACTAAGCTAATTGCCCCAATGCAATCGCATTCATTTGTATTGGCTAATCCAGACGCATACGAGTATTTCTTATCCAGATATGGAATGTTTTCATATTTAGATGCATATAATACAACAGACGATGGTTACATCGATGACGATAATGTTATTTACTTATTTATGTTACCTGATACAAAAAGAAAGTTAGCTAAAAATAAAGATTATTTTAATTTGGCTATGGATGAATTCTTTTTCTCAAGCGAAGAAAAGAATGGAATCTTAGAATTATTAGAAAAAAGCGGTCAGCAGATGGTAACTTGTGAGGTTAAAATTGTTGAGCCAAAGGTCCAATATTTTAGAATGGATATTAAAGTTAGGTATTTTGAAGGTTACAATAAATCTTCGTTGTATTCTGAAATACGTTCTAAAATTTCAGACTATTTGATTAATATTACACGCAGAGATAGATTACCTAAGTCTGATATCATTGCACTCTTAGAGGCCATTGAGGGCATCGATTCAGTTAACGTTAGGTTTATATCTAAAGCAGAAGAAGATGCTCGTAGACTAGGTTACTATGTTCTTGATAAGACTACGGTAACTCCTTCTACACCAGTTTTAGAAGATATTGGTAACGGCAAACAAAAGTATGTTTTCTTTAAGAAAACTGTACAGCAGCAGAAAGTTAATTTTGAAGCAGGTGCAGCACTACCAGAAGACGTAATCAATTTAGATTCATTTGGCGATATTATCCTAGAACGTGAAGAAGTTGCGTTATTTAGAGGAGGATGGAATGATAGAGATTCTGTTGAAGTTTTAGATGACGCTAAGATGGGAGAAATGGCAGCCCTTTCAATTTATTTTGATGAACCGGCAGTTAAGAATACAGTGTTTACTAAGATTCAAGCTAAAAATAGAAGAGCTCTATAATGGCATCACCTATTGAAAATTTATTTAAAGTAAGAAGAAAGAAAAACTATGACGTTCGTAAGACCGCTGTAGATAATCGTAAGCATGTTAATAATAATTATAGAGAAAACATGCTACAAAATTCTATTTCTAAATATATTTTTAGAAATTCAGTAATGAATGATTTTGTAGTTATGATTCAACATATTTTAGCAGATTTAGTAGATTCAGTTACTTACTTAAAGGGTTTCAAGTCATATACAACTAAAAAAGACGATACTAGACTTAAATAATGTACAATAATTTAAGATTTTTCGATAACGATTCTAATGAATTAAACCTTGTTTGGGATGTAGATTCTAATCAATGGAGAGGTGTTGTGTATTTGCCTGAGGTTTCCACAGGTTTATATGAAACTCTTACCCTATATATTTTAGAAGAAGTTAAAGGTCATTTAGGTGAACCTCTTCATGTTAAACCAATTGCTGAAAACCTTGGTGAAGTTTCATTTAAGTTTCAATTTCAAGATGAATATGGTTCTAGTGAAGATATTTTCTTATATGGTGCTGATTCTACTGCTGGTGAATTATTCGTTAGAACTGATATTTATCAACTAGGAGGTCTTCAACCTTCTTCAGTTTCTACATCAACCCTTGATGGTTATAAAGTAATTACGAGTGGAATGAGATCCGAGCCAATTGTTGCTCAGGTTGCACTGGCTTCTGAAACTGAGGGCTTGCATATTAGAACTTTGAATATTTATGAAACTATTGACGGAGTTGTAAATAGTCAAATTGCAGCAATTAAAATTTATGGAGAAGTACAAGGAGAAGATGAAAGACTTAAAGTTCTATTAACCAACATAGGTATGAACCTTGATGATCTTGACTATTATATCTTTAGAGAATCAAATGTTCAAGAACAATCACCTGATTTTATTCTATTAAATCAAAAACGTAAAGAACTATTATTACAAGCTTCTCAAATTAAACCATTTATTGGTACTTATAAAGCTCTATTAAACGCCATTGACTTTTTCGGATACGATAAATTAACTCTAAAAGAATATTGGTTAAACATCAATGAACAGAGTGAAAACTTTGGTAAATTAAAAGCGGTTGCAGTTCCTAATCAGGACGTAGTTGGATTCTTAGCAGATAAGAATAATCAAATTAGTTTACCAAACTCAAATCAGAAAAAAACATCAAGATTTTCTCTAGTTTACAGGTTAAATACACCAACTGGTCTTGAAGATGAATGGGGAATTCCAACAGTTCAAGAAGCTTTAGACTTTTCTCCAGATGAAGTTTTAATCAAATTATATGGTTTAAAAAATAAATTACAAAGAGATTATCTACCTCTTCAAGCGAAGATCGTTGATATCACAGGAGAAGGTGATTATTTTTCACAATATAATCAAAATGTTTGGAGTAACCAACACATGATTAAATCTCAATGGGCAGGTATTGAGTTTGACGCAACAGTAACTCCAAGCGGTAGAGACATTTTTATGGAGGATTTACGTAAAGTAGATTATAGATTAACAGGCACTGGGCAAGATTTTGATAGTCTTTCACAAGTTGACAGAGAGGAAATCACTACCTCAATTAAAGATTTCTATATAGGATACTATAATAGTAACCTGGATACATTTAATACACTGTCAGGCGTTCCAATTGGAGCTCCTATAGTTCTAAGTATCACAGAGATCGGTGACACCTGGGAAGACGCAGAGTTTACCTGGATGGATGCAACTGATACTGGGGATCACTTACTTACTTGGGAAAACTGGTGGCATAGAGGTGGTTATGAAATTGAATGGGTTGTTAGAGGACCAAGAAATTATTATAGAGAATTTAGAGGACCTATTGATGATTACTTAGAATTTCCACTTACATTACCGTATGTTGGAACATATTCAGTTGATGCAAATATCTATGATCTTTATAATGTAAAAAGTACAAAGACATTCAAAGATTGGATTAATGTTAAGAATAAAAGTGTTGAAGTTTACGCGGTAACGCAAATTGCTCCTAAGAAATTAGATTGGAATTCAAAATTAACATGGGATATAATTGGTTCAACGTGGGAATGGACGAGAGAAAATTTAATTCCTATTCAGGATGTAGTAGGTACATTTGACTTAACATTGAATAGAGCGAATTATGTAAATGGAGAACAGGATGGAATTGAGTTTTCAACTGTTAGTAGATATGTTGATCCTACGCAACCTAGCGGTTTTAACGAAACTTCGGGTCCATATCAATGGAAGAACTTAGATCGTAGAACATGGGCAGATGGTGAGGAAGTAACATGGAGAATGACAAGAGTTGGAGCGGATATTAACTCGTCATTTCAAATTGTAGTAAATCAGTCTTTAGGACATGTCACCGGTTACGCTTTAATAGTTGAACAAGTTGATCCAGTTACGTATAATACAATAACTGATTCATATGTAATTACGTCTGCATACCCAACAGATGCATTAGATATTCAAGCATGGGTTGATATTACAACTGAGTTAAGTTCCTTAGATCCTAATGATCATCCTATTCTAACGAGATATAATTATAATCCTATTCTAGTAGATACTGATGGTAATGCTGGAACT